ATACGCACGAATATTAGTGTGGGATACCGTATAGATGAAATGGAAGAGCAAAGTAAGAGAGATGGCCTGGATAGTTATCTTGCTACACGTTGGACGCCATTAGAAATAAGTGTCGTATCTATACCGGCTGATAGTTCAGTTGGAATTGGTAGATCCGATACACAAGAGTTCAACACTAACGTTATTAAACGTGAGGTTGAAGAAATTAACCAACAAGATAAACAGGAAATTAAAATGACTGATAAAATCGAATTAAACGAAACAGAAATCCGCAGGGATGCTGTTAAGAATGAGCAGACGAGAACTGCCGATATCTTGGCAATAGGTCGTCAACATAGTTTGAACGACATGGCTGAGAAAGCTGTACGTGATGGAGTAGCAACTAATGCTTTCCGTGAGTCCGTATTGAACAAGATGGCTGATAAGTCTGCTGAAACACAAGTAGATACAACTATTGGCTTAACTGAAACTGAATCTCGTAGCTACTCTTTAATGAAAGCTATACGTGCTTCTTCTACTAACAACTGGTCTGGAGCTGAATTTGAACTTGAATGTTCTAACGCTGTAGCTGCTAAGTTAGGTAAAGAAGCTAGAGGTTTCTACTTACCATCTAACGAGATCTGGAGCCAACGTGATATTACTACTACGACTGGTGCCGGTGCTGTAGGTACTAGCCAGGGTTCATTTATTGATGCTCTACGTGCTGAATCAGTACTAGGTCAAATGGGTGCTACATACTTACAAGGCTTACAAGGTAACGTAAACTTACCTAAGTTAACTGGTGCAACTGATGCTGCATGGGTAGCTGAAGGTGGCGATCCTGCTGAGTCAGTAGCTGCTGTAGGTTCTCTTGCATTAGCTCCGAAAACATTAGCAGCATATGTTGATGTATCTCGTAGACTAATGATTCAGAGTGACCCTTCAATCGAAGCTATGTTGCGTAGTGATCTTCTTAAGAACATTGCAACTAACTTAGATATGGCTGCTATTCAAGGCGCTGGTGGTTCTGCTCCAACTGGTATTACTAATACTGCTGGTATTGGTACTGCTGCTTTGGACGGATCTGGTAACGTAACTTGGGCTACAGTAGTAGACTTAGTAGCTTCAGTAGGCGCAGCTAATGCAGCTGGTGGTGCGATGTCATTCATGTGTCATCCAACTACAATCGGCCAAATGAGACAAACAGCTAAAGGAACAGGCGATTCTGTAATGGTAATGGACGGCGATACTCTATTGGGCTTCCCAGTAGTAGCATCTACTCTAGCTCCTGCAGGAACAATTGTATTCGGTAACTTCAATGACCTAGTAATCGCTACTTGGGGCTCTGTAGATATCTTAGTTGATCCTTACTCGCAGTCTAACACTGGTGCAACTCGTCTTGCTGTATACGCTGAAGCGGATACTGGCTTACGTAACGCAGAGTCTTTCGCTAAAGCAGTGTAATTGATAGAGGCTATTAAATGTTAGATCAACCTACAGACAACTTCTTCCTAACTGACGAGCATGCTACTGCTGCAATCTTCACAGAGACCACTAGTAGCAAGGTCACTAACGTTAACGTTATTTTTAATAATGATTTCGTAGGTATAGAAGCGGGAGGAACTGTAGTAGTTGAATCTGCTGATCCAGTGCTTTACTATGAATCTTCAAAGATTTCTGGTATTTCATATGGTGATACATTTGAATTTAATAGTCTCACATATCTGGTTAGAGGTATAGAACCTGATGGAACTGGCGTAACGCTGGTTAGATTGGAGAAACAATAATGAGTCATGTAAGACAACAAGCTAGAGACTTAATAGTCGCTGCTTTAAACACTACTGCATATACAACATATTCATCGAGGGTTTACCCTCTTGGTAGCTCAACACTACCTACGATACTAGTATATACAAGAGATGAGTCTTCAGAACCTATTACTACTAGTTATCCAAGAACTGTTGAAAAATCTTTACAACTTATAGTTGAAGTGTACCAATCTGGTGCTTCCGATACTATTGATGACATTTTAGATGACATCACTATAGTAGTAGAGAATACGTTAAACGTACAAAACAGCCTATACAAAGATATATCTTTATCCAACACTGTTGTGGACTTTTCTGATGATGGGGAGAAACCTTTAGGGGTAGCTACCTTGACATATCAGATTATATACCACACTAAGGAAGATAATGCGGAGGTAGCAGTATGAAGCTGTATACACCAAATAAGGGTGGAATTATCGAAACTGATAATGAAGCCACGATCATTGCTAAATTAGCTATGGGCTTTACTCCAGTAGATGGAATAGAAGAAGTAGTTGAAGAGCAAGTAATACTAGACGAGGAAGAACAATGAGTACATTCTACGGAAATAACGGTTCTGTACGTGTAGGCGCAAACGCTATAGCTGAAGTAACAGCTTTTGATATTTCACATTCAAGTGAAACTATTGAAACTACTTCAATGGGTGATGCAACTAAAACGTTCATAGCTGGTAAACAAGAATGGTCAGGATCTATTACATGTCATTGGGATGATACAGATACCAATGGACAGATGTCATTAGACCCTGGATCAACAATAAGTGAGTTAGAGGTATACCCTGAGGGTACTGCATCTGGTTCATACAAGTTAAGCGGTGATGCTGTCGTAACGGAGCGCTCTCTGAGTGTTTCACATGACGGTGTTGTCGAAGCTTCAATTTCGTTCCAGGGAACTGGCGCGTTAACAGAAGGCGCAGCAGCGTAACTATTGGAAATTCCTTAGTACTTAGGTACTAGGGGGTTTTTAACTAATAAGGTCAATACAGACTTTATTACTTAGAAACTAAGGAGACAACGAGAAAATGGGAATATTAGACCATGCTGCGGAAGCATTTAAAAACCGACCAGTACGACAAATTGAAGTAACTGAATGGAGTACTGACGAAGAGGCTTTAATCATTTATGTTAAGCCACTTACATTACAAGAACAACAAAAAGTATTCAAGCTTTCACAAGGTAGTGAACTAGAGGCTATGGCCCAGATCATTATTATGAAAGCATTAGATGGTGAGGGGAATAAGCTCTTTACTGTTAAAGACAAACATACACTTATGAACGCTGTAGACCCTACAGTAGTTATAGCTATAGCTACTGATATTTTAGGAGAAGGTGACCCAAACTAATAGAGCTGTCTGATGAAGACTTTATGATTTATAGTTTAGCGGATGCACTACATCAAACACATGAAACTATTATGAATATGTCAGTTGATGAATTCAATGGATGGCTCAAATATTTCGAGAAGAAAAACAAGAAGGAAAAATAGCATATGGCTAAGACTCAAGATCTAACTATAACCGTTAAAGCTAAGGATAAAACCAAGAATGCCTTTAAAGGAATTCAAAGACGTTTATCCAGTCTAACGAAAAGTATATTCAGTGCAAAAACAGCAATGGCTGGTCTTGCAGGTATCGCAGGGTTTGGTCTATTAATTGGACGCTCTGCACAAGCTATAGACACCTTAGGTAAGCTATCAAAAAGATTAGGTATATCTACTAAAGCCTTAGCTGAATATCAGTATATGGCTGGAATAGCAGGTATGTCTGTAGAAACAGCTAATATGTCTTTACAGCGTTTCCAACGTAAGATTGCTGAAGCTGCTACTGGCGATGTCCCTGAGATGACTAAAGTCTTTGCTCAATTAGGAGTTCAAGTACTGGACTTTGCTGGTAATACTAGAAGTGCTTCAGCAGTACTAGAAGATGTAGCAGATGCTTTTGTAAATTCTACCGATAAGGCCGAAAGACTTAGATTAGCAGTAAAGCTTTTTGACTCAGAAGGCGCTGCAATGGTACAGATCTTGGCAGATGGTTCTGATGCAATGAAAGAGATGGCTAAAGAAGCCGTGGAGTTTGGACTTGTATTAGGTGTTAATCAAGTCAAAGCTGTTGAAGCATCAAATGATGCAATTTATAGACTTACTAGTAGATTCAAAGGATTCACTAGACAATTAACTGCTGCTTTAGCTCCGGCTATTAAAGTTATAACCGATATGATGGGTGGTTGGTTAGATTCATTCCGAGGTGATAAGTCAATGAATGAGTGGGCTGTAAGTGCAGCAAACTCAGTTATAGAATTTGCTAGAAAAGCATCTATGTCTTTTATAAGGCTTAGGTCTCAAATAAAATTGTTATGGGCTGAGTTTGGAGGCTTAGAGTTATTAAAAGCTGGTAAGCTGCAAATAGAACTACTCGTACCTCCAGTATTAAAAGAATTTTCAAATAACATTAA